GTAGGGGTTGTGAGATCATTGCATGGTGATCAGGGCCGAGCTCTCTAGAGAATGCAGTTGAGTATATCTCCTCCTCTTCATCAAAGTCCAACCTAAAGTATTCAATGAATTGTTTGATACTATTCATGTCAGCCACCTTAACCCCCCTCTCATTCTCTACCATTATTCTGTCTATAGCACCAGGTTGTGTGGATAAGAAACTCAGAGCTCGATAAAACTTAAATGACTCTATCAAGGCACTTACAGAATTATAGGGATGGCTTGTTGATCGATGGGAAGACTCTCTGACCAAGTCTCTGCATATAAACAGCCAGTCTATCATACTGTCTATGTTCACCAAGCCAGTAGCCCTTGCCATTTCAGTTGTGTCCCAGCTGAGGTCTCTGCCTAAGTCCATTAGAAGGGCTATAGTGTTGCTGAATGCCTGCCTGTAAGCCACTCTATGGCTCGCTGACATCCTGCCTGCTGAGTCCCTCCCAGATCGGATGACAACAAGCTTGCCACCTAACTTAGGGAGGAGAGTCTCTGTCCTCAGAACTTCAGCCAAGGCCTCGCTCATGTCAGACTGCATCTTGTTGATGTTGCTAAAGTGCTCGAGTGGGATCACATCTAGGTTCAATTCCAGAAATGCATCTGTTACTGCATGTAGCTGTGACATGAACCTCTCTCGCGCCACCTGTCTCACCTCAGCAAAAGCTAGACCATAATCACCCATTCTTCCAAGCCTAGTCATGGGGATGAAAGAGCTCTTGTAACTTGGTGAGAGAAGTCTCCATGCAGCTTTGAGTATAGCATTCCTCACTACAGTCATTCGATGGAACATTGGAATTGGGATGTCTTGATAAGGCAGAACTGGCGAGTGACTAGTCATCAGGCTCTCAACAATCCAACGGGCAAGTGATTCAGTGAGAATTGCAGTGTAGGTATCCCTCTCTTCTTCTGTCATAGCAGTACCAAAATGGGTCATATCAGCAACTTGCTGTGCAGCGGACCTTAGGTCGTGAAACTCATTGATGCTCGTCTGAAACTCTGAGATCAGGTCTCGGTCTTTGGCATATTCAACTAGCCGCTGAGGTATGTTTTCATCCTCTCGTATCTCCATCATAGGATTGACAAGCCCAGCATCATCCATCTCAGGTACTGCCATAAACCTGACTGTGTAAGTCTTAGACTTCTGAGTTGCCAACTGGGATAGAGTTGGGGTTACTATCTCAATTGCCATTACCCTTGCCAACTCAAGGTATGTAGTCCTATCAGCTGACTTCATAGTTGAGAGCTTACTCTGCAGCCTACCTGAGAACCTTACAGTGGACAGTGCCCATTGGGGTCGTGGAGGACAAATCATGATATCTACAGCCTTCCTTGAAGAGCCACCAGCAGACATCCTTTTGAGGTTAGCCAATGGGCCGGCAGGAATGAAAGGCATCGAGCAGCCAAGGACATTTGCAAGAGCGACAAAAAGCTTGACA